GTTGAATCGCCATCAACTACAACGAGAAAGGAGTAACCGTTATGAAGAAAAGTGATTTCAGTGGATACGCATCCAAGAGTAATGTACGTTGTACCGATGGACGAACAATCTTGCCCAATGCTTTTGCAGGACAAGACGGTCAGCAGGTTCCACTGGTATTTCAGCATGATCATACGAGTACTAGCAAGGTCCTTGGCCACGCCGTTCTCGAAAACCGAGCTGATGGACTTTACTGCTACGGATACTTTAATAGCACTCCTGCTGGAAAAGAAGCAAAAGAGATTGTTCGCCACGGCGACATGAACTCGCTCTCCGTCTATGCCAACCACTTGCAGTCTGATCCTCAGACAGGCAAGATTGTACAACATGGACAGATTCGTGAGGTCAGTCTGGTCTTTGCGCCAGCCAATCCTGAAGCAGTCATCGAGAACGCAGCTATCCAGCATGGTGATGGTTACGAAGAATTGATCGATGAAGCCGTTATTCAATTCGGCGATAAGCTGGAACACGGCATTGATCTTGAGGAGGAAGTATTGGCTCAAAGCGAAAAAGAAGACCAGGAAGAGGATGAATCAGCAAATGAGGAAGCATCTGTCGATGACGTTATGCATTCTCTGACGCCTATTCAGGCTCAAGTAGTCTACACACTGCTCAATCTTGCAAAAGCTGGCAAGACCGAAGACCTCGAACACAGCGATAAGGACGACAAAAAGTCTGATGCCGATTCGGCTGATGATAAGTCCGACGCTGAGTCAAAGTCCAAGGGAGAGGATGATAAGCCTTCTGATGAATCCAAGTCCGATGACAAGGAAGCATCAGAAAAGAAGACTGATGACGATAACGAATCGGCTAAGTCTGACCAAAAGAAACAGGACGACAAATCTGATTCCAAAGAAGAGGATGCGAAGTCAAAGGAAACGGACGAGAAGTCCAAGAAACAAGATTCCGAATTGAAACATTCGGAAAGAGGAGTTGACATGGGAAATACAAACAATGTCTTCGAAAAGAATGGTCAGGCCGCCGAGGCAGAAGGCGAGTTCCTTTCTCACGAAGATCAGAAGGCCTTCTTGGCCGCTGCAGAGAAGGATCCTTCGGGATCGTTCCAGCGTTATGCTATGCAGCACGCGCAGGACTACGGCATCAAGAACATTGATGTTCTGTTCCCTGACGCCAAGGCCGTGCAGAACGAGCCTGATCTCTACAAGCGCGACACCGCGTGGGTTGCCAGTGTTCTTGGAAACACTCACCACACCCCGTTCTCTCGTATCAAGTCGACTTATGTTGACATCACCGAGGACGATGCACGAGCAAAGGGCTTTACCCTGGATCGTGACAACAACCACCGCAAGCTCGATGAGATTGTCAAGGCTGCGAAGCGTATTACTACGCCGACCACGGTCTACAAGAAGCAGAAGCTGGATCGCGATGATCAGCTCGACATCACCGATTTCGATGTTGTCAACTGGCTCATGGGTGAAATGCGTATCATGCTCGATGAGGAAATTGCACGCGCAATCCTGATCGGTGATGGCCGCAAGATCACTGATGAAACTCACATCAACACGGAATCCATCCGTCCTATCATTGGTGACGATGATCTGTACGTGGTGTACTCCGATGGCGCAGCCGAAGAGAAGCCGTCCGAGCTCGTGGATCGTATCCGCAAGAGCAAGGTTCAGTATCGTGGTTCCGGCACTCTGGTTGCCTACATGGCTCCTTCGCTTCATGCGGAGTTCGCTGTGCTTCGCGATCAGATTGGTCACCGCATGTACGAGACCGACCAGGCTCTGGCCTTCGAACTTGGCGTTTCTTCCATCCAGGAAGTTCCGCTGCTCGAAGGATTCAAGGACGCGGCTGGCAAACTGGTCAAGGCCGTGATCGTGGATCTTCGCGATTACAACACCGGTACCGATCGTGGAGGCGACATCACCTCATTCAGCGATTTCGATATCGATTACAACCAGAACAAGTACCTGCTTGAGACTCGTCTCTCGGGTGCTTTGACCAAGCCGAAGTCAGCCATCGTGGTTACTGCTGCCGTAGCAGCTGCCGTCGGCCAGGGCTGAGCCTAACTATGGAAGGTGCGAATAATGGCTAAATTCATTGGAGCCATCGGCTTTGCCGAACAGAAAGAAGTTGCTCCTGATGTTTATGAAGACGTGATTACTGAACGTAAGTACGTTGGAAACATTACTCGCAATACCGTTCGTTGGAACGAGGGATCCAACATCAATGATGAAATGCGTCTCGATCACGCAATTAGCATTGTCGCGGATCCCTACCTTTCCACCCACATCGCTAGCATTCGCTACATCACGTGGGAAGGGTCAAAATGGAAAGTAACCAGCAATCAGATCAATAGGCCTCGAATAGTTCTTCAGATCGGAGCGCAGTATCATGGCGCATGATCGTATAGAACTAGGAAAACTCCTTCGAACAGTTATGGCCGAGGCCTATGCCAAGGAGCTTGTGAAGAATCCTCATGCCGAGGACTATACGAACAATGTATACTTCCAAGCCCCTAGCCAACTGCAGTATCCATGTGTGATCTATGAACGGTCAAAGATGGATTCGCAGTTTGCTGATGACAATCCATACATCGTAAACAAACGATACACAATCACAGTAATTGACCGGAATCCAGATTCAATGATTCCAGACATTATTGCGCAGTTACCTCAGTGTATATCTGATAGGCACTTCGTGTCTACAAACTTGCATCATGACGTATTCATGATGTATTACTGAAAGGAATACCAATGGCAAAATTGGTTTGGGATCAAACTGGTGAGCACTACTACGAAACCGGTGTTGATCATGGCGTTCTGTACGTCTCCAAGGCTGATGGCTCCGGCTATGACAAGGGTGTTGCTTGGAACGGTTTGACGACCGTCACCGAGTCTCCCTCAGGAGCAGAAGCTACGGCCCAGTATGCCGACAACATCAAGTACCTGAACCTTCTGTCCGCAGAAGAGTTTGGTGCAACGGTTGAGGCCTTTACTTACCCGCCGGAGTTCGGACCTTGCGATGGTTCTGCAACTCTTGCGGTCGGTGTCGAGATTGGTCAGCAGTCTCGTCGCACCTTCGGTCTGTCATATCGTACCAAGCTTGGCAACGATACCGATGGCCAGGATCACGGCTACAAGCTGCATGTCATTTACGGCGCACAGGCCGCTCCGTCGGAGAAGGCTTACGCCACAGTGAATGATAGCCCCGAGGCTATCAACTTCAGCTGGGAGCTCACCACGACTCCTATCCAGGTTGAAGGTCACAAGCCCACCGCTTCGCTCACCATCGATTCGACCAAGGTCGACAAGGATAAGCTTGCTCTTCTGGAGAAGGCTCTCTATGGCGACACTGAGACCGAATCCAAGCTCCTCCTGCCTAACGAGATTGTCACCATTCTGGCAGCCTGAGCTGTTCCCAAGGCCGATTATGCCCAACAATAGTCGGCCTTGGTTCTGTATACTTGCGGCATGAGTTTTGCAACCTATAGCAAAGTCCTCACACTGACACCTCATGCCGCAACTTACTTTTTAAGGAGGAAGTAATGGCAAATGACGAAAAGACCGCGCCGGAAACGACGGTCGAAGAAGACGTTCAAATTCCTGATGATGCTCAGATCGCTCCGGGACCCGATCCAGAAGAGGACCAGTCCGCGGACGTCCCTCAAACTGCAGAGGTGATTGAATAATGGCAAGCATTCAACAGCAGGTACTGGCTCGTGCGGCCAGTCGTATCGGATACGTTGCATCCAACGATCCCAAACCAGGTTCAGAAGCAGGTCGCTACTGGACCGCAAGAGGTAAGGGAGCATGGCTCTCAGGACCTTCTAGATCCATTTGGTGGTGCATGCTTTTCGTGAGCATGTGCTTTGATGAAGTCGGTCAGATCGATGCCATTGGTGGTTTCAGCTACAATACTGATGTTACGCTCAATCGCAATCGTGGTCGACTCGTATCAATAGCCAATGCGCAACCCGGCGATGTCGTTATCTTCAATTGGAACGGCGGTGGCACCGATCACGTTGGCATTGTCGAGAAGAATCTTGGAGCCGGCGTGCTGCAGACCATCGAAGGCAATACGTCTTCTGGCGCAGTTGGTTCACAGAGTGCAGGAAACGGAGTATGGCGACGTCGTCGTTCTGGCTACATCGCTGGCATCATTCGTCCCGCATGGACTGGTGCGACACCAACGCCTTCTGGCAAGTTCAACATTCAGGTTGACGGCGAATGGGGAGACGAGACCACTCGAGCTCTGCAGATCATTCAAGGCACCAATCCCGATGGCAAGATCAGTGGCCAGACTCGAACCAAGTATACCACGCCAATTCACAGTGTGGAATTTGGTGGCGGCGGCAGTGATCTCATTGCCAGTATGTCAGCTGTGATGGGCATCACCAACGATCCTCGATACATTGGGCCAAGCTTCGTGTCCAAGTTCCTGGTTCGTCAGAATGGTGCAGTCGGCAACGGCGTCATTGACAATCCGTCAGACGCAGTCCGCACCATGCAGCGAAAGATCAATGAAACTGGCCGCTGGTAGGCCGTAATTATCGAAGGAGTGCTCAACGATGCTTACTATAGCACTTGCTGAGAAGGAAATGTACGATGAGGTTGAGAATCGATTCATTCAGGTCGACCCCATCGAAGTGCACCTTGAGCACTCCCTCGTCTCATTGTCAAAATGGGAAGCAAATTTTCACAAGCCCTTCATGAGTTCAGAACAGAAGACTACTGAAGAGACTATGGCATACATCAAGGACATGATCGTCGACGATCACATCCCTGAGCGATTTGATGAGTTGATTAGTGACGATAACATCAAACAGATTAACGCATACCTCAAAGATGAGCGCACTGCGACGATCATTCACCATCGACAGAATCGTAAAGGTCCAGGTCAGCATAAAACCATGACTTCAGAAGTCATCTATGCTGGCATGATTCTTCGTCGCATACCTATTGAGTTGGAAACATGGAACTTGAATAGGCTTATGAAACTGATGCAAGTTATCGACATTGAACAGAACCAAGCCAATGGTGGTAACAAGATGTCTCGAGCTCAGTCTGCAGCTTGGCAACGTCAAGAGAATGCTCGAAGACTTCAGCAATCGAAGAAATAGAGGTCATCATGATTCGTCTCACTTCATCCGGAGATTTTAGTAACCTTGAGAAGTTTCTGAAAAGTGCTTCGAATCGCGATTATCGACGAGTATTGGACACCTATGGCAAACGAGGTGTTGATGCTTTGTCCTCAGCAACTCCGTTTGATACCGGTAGAACCGCAAACAAATGGGACTATGAAATCCATGAGACTCGTGAGGGTTTCGAGTTGGTATGGACCAATAGCAATGTTAACGAAGGCGCTAACGTTGCTATCCTGATTCAATACGGACATGGCACCGGAACTGGTGGTTATGTTCGTGGATACGATTACATTAACCCTGCACTTCGACCAGTCTTTGACGGCATTGCAGATGACATTGTGAAGGCGGTGAACAGATGAGTAGTATTGATGAGAAGGTTGTCAAGGTTAGTATTGATGACGCTCAATTCCAAAAAGCCGTCGACTCGGTCATCAAAGCTCTTGCTGATCTGAAGAAGAGCCTTCAACTTGAAGACTCAACCAAGGGCTTTGACGATCTGAACAAGGCCGCTAACAAGGTTAAGTTCGATGGTATCGTTGACAATGCTTCTGATGTTGAGAAGTCCGTAAACAAGGCCACCACTGCTGCATCAGGTGACTTTGCTGATCTTGGAGCAGATGCTAGCAAGAGTCTCGATAAGATTGATCAAGCTGCCGGCAACATCGACCTTACTGAAATTGGATCTGCTGCTGAGAAGGAAAGTGGCAAAGTTCAGAATGCATCAGCTGATGCTAATGCTTCTATTGGTAAGATTGGTACCAACACCACTGGCCTCGAACAGGTTAGTGATGGTCTGGATCATATTACACAGTCTGCTGCAAATGTGGATCTTAGTCCAGTACAGAAGGCTTGTGCATCAGTAAATAATGGTATTGCATCCGTCGGGGAAACTGCGTCAAACGTCTTTGCCCGGATGGGTATGAATGTCGACACCAGCAGAATTACTGGTGCTGTCACTGCCATGCAGGGCGCTGTTGATCACTTCAGTACTTCGAACGTCGTTACACAGATTGATGGTGTCACAGCTAAGCTCAGTACCATGCAAATGGTTGGTGTCGCGGCACTGACTACGTTGATGAACAAGGCCATCGAGTTTGGTCAGAATTCTTTGCGTGGTATGACCGAGGGCATTCGTGGCGGTCTCAGTGAGTATGAGCTTCAGCTTGATTCTATTCAGACCATCTTGGCTAATACTGCTCGATACGGTACTACAGTTGATCAGGTCAATGCGTCACTCAGTAAGTTGAATACCTACGCCGATAAGACCATTTACTCATTCTCCGATATGACAAAGAATATCAGTTTGTTTACCAATGCTGGTATTCGAGTCGAAGATGCCACGAGTATGATCAAGGGCTTCTCTAATGAGGCTGCAGCTTCTGGTACCAATGCGACATCTGCTGCTGGTGCGGCCTATCAGTTGTCACAGGCATTGCAGACGGGTTCAATCAAGCTTATGGATTGGCGTTCACTCACGAACGTCGGCATGGGTAATAAGAACATGCAGGATGGCCTCATTCAGGTCGCCAATGCTATGGGCACTGTATCTAAAGCTGGTACGTCAACAGCAAAGATTCAGTCAGACTTCAATGAGACATTGACCAAGGGTTGGTTGACCTCTGACGTCATGTCAAACTACTTGAAGATCATGGCTGGTGATATGGATGATGCCGGCATGTCTGCCATTGGTCTGTCTAATGATCAGATCAATGCCTTCAAGCAAACCTCTGCCACTGCTCAGGATGCCGCCACGAAGACTAAGAGCTTCACGCAGTTGATTGATCAGTATCATGAGGCTATTGGTTCTGGTTGGTCCACTACCTGGCAGTATGTCTTTGGCGACTTTGAGGAAGCAAAAGAAGGCTGGAGCAGCGTTAACGACAAGCTCCAGAACATGGTCACCGCCAATTCCAATGCTCGTAATGCCATATTTAAGTCTTGGCATGACAAGGGTGGCACCAAAGAGATGTATGGTACCATCAATGATCTTATCGATGCGTGGCAATCATGGATTACTCCTATCAAGAAGGGCTTTGCTGAAGTATTCCAGGGTGGAGATACGGGAGCTATGCTGTTCTCCCTCACCCAGAAGCTTCATCAGTTTGCACAGTCACTGATTCTTGGTGGTGAAGGTGCTGACACACTGCAGAAGGCTGCTAAGGGTGTAGCGCTAGTTATTAAGGCACTCTTGGTCGTCTTGAAGTTGGCATTCACCATTCTCAAGGTAGTCTTCGAGGTTATCGCCTTTGGCGTCAAGATTATTGTCCAGTTGATAGCAGCAGTAGTTCGAGCAGCAGAAGCGGTCAAGAAGTTCGCTGTAGAAAGCGGATTCGTCGAGAAAGCAGTCCAAGCCTGGAATACAGCCTTTGAAACCTTTAAGAGCATCGTCAGCACCGTTACTGACTTCGTTCTTGCAGCACTGAATGGTCTGGGCATCGGTTTCAAAACCGGATTTAAGGACTATCCCAACATATTTGCTCTTGCTGGGGATGCTATCACTCAGTTCGGAAATTCTGTGCAAGAGTGTGGTCAGAAGTTCAATAAGGCCATTGTAGACAAGTTCGGTCCTGCTGCCAAGGTTACTAAAGAAGTAGCGACCAAGGTTGCTTCGGCGATTAAGTCTATGCAACCTGCTCTGGATTGGATTGGCGATAAACTCATCGCTTTGAAGAATCAGATCAAGCGATTCTTTGGTGATTTCAGTGGCGAAATAACGCTGAACAACATTCTGTCGATGTTTAACAGTGGTGTTGTTGCTGTATTGCTCCTGAATCTCAATAAGCTTGTCAAGGGATTCCTTAAAGCTGGTGACGAACTCAAGACTGACACCATCGCTGATGGCATTAAGAAGGTGCTTGGCTCGGTTACCGATAGCTTTAAGTCCTTCCAGGAGTCCATGAGTGTTGGTCGTCTGTTGATCATTGCAGGTGCTGTATCGCTCTTGACCTTCTCCTTGATTCAGCTCTCTAAGGTTGAACCCAAGAAGATTGCTGTCGGTCTTGGCGGTTTGGCATCGGTATTTACCATGTTGGTGGGATCTCTTGCAGGTCTATCCAAGATGGCGGCGATGACTAATGCCATGGGCAAGAACGTCTTCAACTTTGCAGCATTGAATCAAATGGCTGTTGCTATGGTTGGCATGGGTATTGCTATGTCGCTCATGTCCAAGGCTGCATATCGTTTGAAGGACATGGATCCTAAGCAGTTGGCTATTGTTGTAGCTGCTTTGGCAGGTATGTTGGTTTCACTTGCTGGTTCCTTGATGATGATAGGTAGTATCAAGCCTGGTCATATTAATGCTGTCGGCGCTAATATGACGAGTATTGGTATTGGCTTTATTGCTATATCCGCTGCTTTGCTTATTCTGGCAACAGCTATTGCGCGTATTGCCATGGTGAAACCAGAAGCTTTGGCTCGAACCATGAAGGCATTGGCTCAAGCATTTGTAGCAATTACCTTTGCCATGGGTGCTTTGGGTATGATGAAGCATTTCGGTGCTGATTACAACGGTATTGCCGCAAGTATTCTTGGTATATCCGCTGCAATTGCCATACTCTCTGTTGCTATCAAGAATCTCGGTGGCATGGAGTGGGATGACCTCAAGAAGGGTCTTGTCGGTATCACTGTAGGCCTGTTGGCCATGTCTTCAGCCCTAGTAGGCTTGGGCATGTTGCAGGGATTCGGTGGGAGCTATAATAAGACCGCTGCTTCTTTGATCGCTATGGCTGTAGCTATGAATCTCATGGTTATTCCGATTCGTACGCTCGGCAGCATGGACATGGCAAGCCTTGCTAAGGGTCTGGGATCGGTTATTATCCTGCTTGGAACCTTTGCTGCTGCTATGGCTCTCTTAGCTAAAGTCAATGGAAAGTTTGCTGGACTGATTAAGGTCTCGGCGTCGATATTAGCCTTTGCTGTAGCACTCAATGCCTTGGTTATACCTATCAAGGTCCTCGGTGGTATGGATGTTGGTTCGCTGACAAAGGGTCTGGCTGGTCTTGGCGCTTTGATGGCTGGTATGGTCGCTTCGTTTAGACTGATGCCGACAAAGAACATCAAGGACATGGCTGTAGGCATGATTGCCTTCGCTGCTGCCTTGAACCTCATGGTTATTCCATTGAGGATTCTTGGTGCCATGGACGGTAAGCAGTTGCTTTCCGCTATGGTGGGTCTGTACGGTGCTATTACCGCTATGGCTGTTGCAGCACGTCTCCTAGGTCCTGTGGCTTTGCAATTGACCGCAGTATCGAAGGCTATTGCAGTCTTTGGCCTCGGTATATTGGCATTGGGTGTTGGTGTAGCACTGTTCTCAGCGGGTGTTCTGGCTTTGGCTGGCTCCGCTTCCGCTGTGGGCACTATTATCACCACTATGCTGGATTCGTTGATTATGGCGATCCCGGCATTGATGAATTCCATTGCTAATGCTATTGATGGTGTCTTGAAGGTTATTGTCGCAGCATTGCCCAGTATTCTGGATAGTTTGAGCCAGATCGTCGAGCAACTCATCGAATTCCTGATTAAGGAAGCCCCAGCATTGGCTGAGGGTGCTCTGGTCATGATCGATGAAGTGCTGAAGAAGATTGCTAATCACGCTGATACCATTACCGATTCGCTAGTCGTGATATTGGTTGCTGCCTTGAACGCAGTAGCTAATCACGCTCCTGAAATTACTGCTGCCCTTGGCCGTGTTATGGGTGCTATATTCCAGGCAATCGCCGACGGCATCAATAACGCTGATCCAGGAAAGTTTGCTGGAATGATTCTCAGTATGGGCATGATGGCAGTACTCTTCAAGCTCATGGCGAAGATGAAGAAGGATGTTGTCGGGGCCTTGATGGTCGGCGGTTCTATATTGCTACTGATGACTGGCCTTGTCGGTGTCTTTGCGCTAATGTCTGCGCTCAAGATTGAGAATGTCTTGACTAATGCTGCTGGTATGGCATTGGTGATGGCCTCAATGACAGCAGTCTTTATGGTGATGTCTACTATGAAGAGTAAGGTCGCTGCTGCGCTGATTGTGGGCACAGCGATTAACGTGGTCTTGGCGGAATTGGCTTTGGTCTTTGGTTTGATGGAAGCCATGCATGTCAAGGATGTCTTGCCTACAGCGCTTGGTATGTCAGTCTTGTTGCTGGCTATATCTGGTGCTATGGCGATTCTGGCATTGATTCCTATGCCTGCTGCGTTGTCTGCTGTTGGTTCATTGGCCATATTCATTGCCGGGTTGGCTGCCATTATCTTGGCCGCTGGTGCCATTAAGCAAATTCCTGGTGTGGATTGGTTGATGGGCGAAGGCGCTGACATGCTTGCTAAGATCGGATCTGCCCTTGGTGGATTCGTTGGTAGCATAGTCAAGTCGGCACTCTCGACAGCTGCTCAAGCATTGCCTGATATTGGTACTGCACTGAGCGACTTCATGATCAACTTGAAGCCCTTCATTGATGGTGCGAAGACTATAGATGGTACGGTTGCTGCGGCAGTAGATACCATTGCTAATGTGGTACTCAAGCTCACCGCGTCGAGCCTTCTGGATGCTATTGCTGGTTTCATCACTGGCAAGAAATCTTTCGAGGATCTCGGTACTGGTCTGGTCACTCTTGGCCAAGCTATGGTGGACTTTGGTAATGTCACTAAGGATCTCGATCCGGCAATAGTCGCCAAGGCTGCCATCTGTGCACAAATTCTGGTCAATCTTCAGAATTCGATGCAATCAGTTGGCGGATTGGTACAGGCATTTACTGGCATTAAGGACTGGAGCTCACTGAGTAATGGTCTGGTCACCTTGGGTCGAACGCTGGCTGAATTCGGTAACGTGGTTGATGGCCTTAAAGCCGATGCCATTGCTGCCTCAATTCCAGCATTGCAGTCGCTCATATCCATGCAGAATTCCTTGCAATCGGTGGCTGGTATTGCGCAGTACTTCACTGGAGTCAAGAACTGGGATTCATTCAGTTATGGCTTGGTGACAGTTGGTCGAGTTCTTCGTGCTTACGGCGCAGCAGTTGACGGAATGAACATTGATGCTGTTACGGCATCTGTTCCGGCATTGCAGTCGTTGATATCTATGCAGAACTCACTGCAATCGGTGGCTGGTATTGCTCAGTATTTCACTGGTGTGAAGAATTGGGATGCGTTTAGCTATGGCTTGGCAACAGTTGGTCGAGCGCTTGCAGCATATTCTGGTGCAGTAGCTAATGTGAAGCCTGAAGTTGTGGCTGCCTCCATCGATCCTCTGAAGTCCTTGATTGGATTGCAGGGATCTCTGGAGAATACCGGCGGCGTCAGCGGTTGGTTGTTTGGAGATAAGGATCTGTCTAGCTTGGGCGATAATCTCAAACAGCTTGGTACAGGCATTGCTGGTTATGCCTCAGCAGTGGGTTCGTCGAACTTCGACAAGGTCACGGCTTCGGTAACAGCAGTCAAGTCTCTGAATACGTTGATGCAGGGTATGAATGGCGATTATGCTGGTGTTGCGATGTTTAAGACCGCTGTAACCACAGCAGGCGATTTCGGTCTGTCTGGTTTCGGCACAAATCTTCAAGCATCAGCAACCTCGGCAACAAAGGCCTTGGATAACCTGAACACCAGCATTAGTGATGGTAACACTCGAGTAGTCAATTCCTTGGCGGCACTGAAGACCACCATGTCTTCGGCAACGTTCTCGAATGTCATGGCATCGTCCATGTCGAGTGTATCAGCATCAGTGTCTTCTGGCACGGGGAACATCAAGGCTTCCTTCACAGCATTGGCCACATATCTTTCGGGATTTGTAGCTAGCTGGCAGTCAGGATTGCAACCAATGGTCACGGCAACATCTTCTACCATGGATTCCATTATTAGAACTATCAATGGATTCAAACCTCAGTTCAGCAGCGCTGGTAAGTCCCTCGCTAATGAATTGTCTGATGGTCTGAAGTCTGGTCAGAATGGCTTTAAGGGAGCATTTAACGATGCTCTTGATAAGGCAGTATCCTCAGCCAGAAGTTATCATGATGATTTCCATTCAGCAGGCTCATATTTGGTCAGTGGGTTCTCGTCTGGTATTAGAGATAATATCGACAAGGCTGCTGCCGCTTCTGCTGCTATGGCTCAAGCAGCATCAAACGCTGCTAAGAAGAACCTAGACATTAACTCACCTTCAAGGGTATTCCGTAAGTTTGGTAACTTTGTGGGTATGGGCTTTGTCTTGGGTCAGCAGGATCAGATTGGTAATGTAGCGAAAGCTTCGACCAAGCTGACTGATTCGGCTATTGATGCAGTAACGGCATCGTTGTCTGCCATGAACAGCATGGATCTTAATGATGCCATGAAGGTATCGCCTACCATCACACCAGTATTAGATCTGTCCAATGCACAGCGAGGAATGAATGGGTTCCTTACTCAAGGAAACTCCATTACGTCTGCGCTGAATGCCAACATCGGTGATATTACCTACCGCAACCCAGAAGCGCAAGCTATGAGCGACTATCGTGATGCGATTACTCAATCGAATAACGATGTTGCCGCAAGTATTGCGTCATTGAGAAGCGATATGGGTGAATACACCAATGCAGTCAAGAACCAAGAAACCATTCTCCAGATTGACAGCAAGACTGTTGCGAAAGCTACAGCCAAGCCTATGAATCAAGAGATGGGAACACTATCGAGGAGGGGAAGTTTGGGATGACGTATCCTGATTATCCAAATAACAGACTCATTGTTAATGGGATAGATCTGACCATACGTTTCCAACTCGTGTTGATTGATGGATACACACTAGAGCCACCGGAACCGAAACTGTATACAGTGGACGTTCCTGGTGGCGATGGTGTCATCGATTTGACTGAGTCGTTGCGTGGAGACGTGTCATACAAACAGCGCAAGCAAGAATTTACCTTGCTGATCATTGACATGAAGGACGAACAGACCTTCGAAGCGCGTAAAACCATGGTGAGCAATTTCCTTCATGGTCGATCGTTCGATTATCAGATGACCATGGACCCTGGATATACGTATCATGGTCGATTCTCAGTGGATACCTATGCTCATAGTATGTTCCAGACAGGTATCCTGGGTGCTATAAAGATCACCATTGAGGCAGATCCTTATAAGTCGCGTGGCAAGATGACCTATTCTCTCAATGCCACTGGCGGAAAGATGTTCTATTTCCCTAGTGGCCGCAAGAAAGTTCATCCAGTCATTCAGTGTGATGAACCTTGTAGAGTAAACTTCAAAGGCAAAGATATTGTTGTTGGTTCTGGAACATATCGACTCAATGATGTGCTCTTTGAGGAAGGCATCAATGAACTCTATATTAATAGCCGCGCACTGTATAGTGTTAAATGGGAAGAGCTATCAGCAACTGATGGCAATCTAAAAATGACCTGGCAGGATGCTGCCGATAAGAAGTATCGTTGGGATGATCTTCAGCGTTTAAATTATGAAGGTGCTAACCAACCTCGATCATGGGAAGAAGTCGCTGAGACTCGATGGAATGAGTTTGCTCAAACTCCATGGTCCGCAGTTGATTTCCGCGATACGAAAGTCCCGGCAACATCAGTCGGTATACAATACGAGTGGAAGGATCTCTGATGGCAACCGCCAATCTTGCTTTGGAAGAAATTAATGCTAGTAATTACATTACTCCAACGCCTATTAATTTGAACTTTGCTAAAGTTGACAAGTTAGCTGTTGACTATATTGTGGAGCAAGGTGTTGCTGGAGAATGGTGGTACCGAAAGTGGAATTCCGGTATTATGGAATGTGCCATTTTTGATAAACGATTCGATAATATTGATCGAAAAGATACCTGGGGAGCAGCATTCCGAACAGGTGCTATCTCCTTTGGGGCATATCCATTTGCCTTTGTTTCCAGGCCATTTGTTTCCATATCGCAGAACAGTATTGATGGTGGACATCTTGGTGGATATATATTCTATGAATCAAATGATTCATTGACGATGTCTCCGAATTTCCGATCTGTCGATTCTGTATCTTCAACAATGGGGCACCCTCATTTCGGTATTGATGTCAAAGGTAGGTATAAGTAATCATGTACACCATGTCATATAATGGACAATCATTGTTTGATCCATACGAAAAAGCAGAAACAGTATATGATGCCAAAATTTCCGGTTCAGTAAATACTGCTGCATATCTCGATTTCAAGATCACTCCATTGAATCCATTATATGATGTGCTAAAAGAGCGTGATCAAGAAGTCTGGGTGAAACAAGACGATGTCGTCCGATTCAAAGGAAAAATTGAGTCCATTGAGGACGATATGCAAGGCAATCGAACGGTCTCTTGCTCATCCAGACTTGCCTATCTCAAAGATACCAGAGTTCGTCCATATTCGACCGATGAACCTGATAAACTACTTAAAGCACCTTCGCAGATTGATGCCTATTTTCAATGGCTTATCGATCAACATAATAGTCGGTTAGTTGATGCTAGTAAGCGATTTACCGTCGGGGTTAATCAAGGGGCATCGCTCTCTACCAATGTTATTACTGCAAAAAATGAAAGTTTGCCTACTACTGGCGCAGAGATCGACGACAAGATTCTTAGTGCTTTTGGCGGCTATTTGGTGCTGCGGTATGAAGATGATATGAACTACCTTGATCTCTATGCTGATATTCGTGATATGAATAGTCAGATCATGGATTTTGGCGTTAATATTCTGGATTTCACAAATAAACGAGATACTACAAATCAGTATACTGCTATCCGTCCCTATGGTGGAACTCCAGAATCTCAGGATTCTAATGTCAAACAATATCCAGTAACCATCGAAGATCTTCCCGATGGGCAAGTGAGCTATAATTTGGACTTCTTCAAAGACAAGGATGTAGTATATTCACAGACAGCTCGAGCGAAATATGGGTACGTTGAATATGCATTCTCGGATCAAAACGTCTTGTCACAAGAGCAAATACTGAAAGATGCTTGTGTTGCCCTCGCTAAAATGATTGCCCCGATACAAACTCTGGACATTAAGGCGATTGATTTGTCGCTATATATGAAAGGGTATAAATTCCTTGATGTCGGTCAAGCCGTTCGTGTTCGTTCTAAGCCACATGGCATTGACGAATATCTCATGGTTGATAGTATTGATCTGGATTTGAATAATCCGGAAAGTACATCATATGTTCTTGGTACCTCATATGACACTTTGACAGGTCAGCAGTCGGGATATCTCAAGAGTTTGAATGCCAGCATTAATGCATCGCTTGATGCTGCCGCCTCCATCAGTGGTGATTTGAATCAACTATCGGATAAAGCTATTGTGGATACAACCTATCAGTATGCGACTTCGGATTCCGATACTACGGAGCCAACTGGTGGGTGGACTTCATCTATGCCTCAGTATATTGCTGGGAAATATCTTTGGCAGAGGCCATTGGTGACCTATGGAAATGGTGTCATTCAAGTCAAGGACCCTGCCATGATTACCGGCAATAGTGCTGCGTCGTTGAAGATCAATAGCTCTCAGGGAAATACCTTTAAGAACGGCAATGTCAATACCGAACTGACGGTTAAGGTTTTTTATGGGTCAATGGTTATTACTACCTTGGCGGATTTAAAGCTGCTCTATGGTGATACTGCGTCATTACATTGGCGATATCAGCCATTCGATCAGGACGATTTCATAGATATTGCGAGCAATGATCCTAGACTCACCAATGACGGGTTTACCTTGAAAGTCACCAGTTCTGAAGTAACCAACAAAGCAGTATTCCAATGCATCATCGATGCGTGAAAGGATAATTATGGCACAGAAGGCTATTGATGAAGTGACGCTTGTTGACGTTACTGACGGAGAAACTGGCGTTAGCGTGGACAGCATTACTTCATTCTACTACCTGGGGACGGATACACCTCCGGCTCAGCCGACTACGATGTCTCCACCAGATCCTTGGACGAGTACAGAGCCGGGATATCAAGAAGACAAGACGTTGTATCGTTCGGAGCGAACGCTGTATAAGGATGGCACGTTTGCATATTCGCAGGTGCAAACAGATTCCGCATATGCCGCAGCTGCTGATGCTTACAAGAAGTCCATGCAAGTAAGTGGTGATCTTACAGCATATATTAATGCTATGAAAATCCTCACTGACGACATGCAGTCACAGATTGATGGTGCTATTACTACATGGTTTAAGCCATACGCACCCACGGATGATCAATTGCCAACAACTGACTGGACTACAACAGATCTCAAGAACAATCATCTTGGAGATTTGTTCTATAACACCATCACCGGGTATGTCTATCGCTATCAGGTACAGAACAATGTATATTCCTGGCAGCGCATCAGCGATAACGATGTGGTCAAGGCCATGGAAGATGCGGCAAAGGCTCAAGATACTGCTGATTCCAAACGTCAAGTATTCGTGGTGACCCCTAAGCCTCCGTACGATATTGGCGATCTTTGGGTTCAAGGTTCCAATGGTGACATTATGAAATGTCGTATCGCTAAAGCAGAAACGCAGTCATATTCGGCAGATGATTGGGTCGTTGCTTCAAAGTATACTGATGACACTACAGCGAATGCTGCCAAACAAGCTGCAACTGTGGCCGCTAATAAAATTACCATCAGTGATCACATTCCTACCGCTAGTGATAGTGCCAATAAAGCTATTGGTTCTGTCTGGGAAGTTCGTAGCGGTAATACAGTGCTCAGTCGTTATATCCTTGAATCAGCAAATACATGGAAGCAGGTCAAAGTGGGACAGGACTTTATTGGCGAGAATGCTATCGGCAATGCCCAGGTAGCAGATTTGGATGTGGCCAAACTCACGGCTGGTGAAGCTGAAATGCAGGAAGCAACCATTAAAAAGATTGCTTCTGAAATGGTGACTTCGAACCAGTTTAAGACAACGAGTGGAACTACTGGGTTCAATGATACTGATGGTCTTTATGCATCACATAAGTTGACTATCGATTATGCTCGAGAATATACCTTTGAGCCTGATTCAACAATTCTAGCTAGCGATTGGCTTGATAATGTCAGCAACGCTGATTTGGCAACAACTACTGCTAAATTCCACACTGGAACAACGGGTGCCTATGTCAATACTCAGCGTGCAAATACCTCGCTAGTGGCCAATCCAATATACGAATCGTGGCTGACTAATAATAAGCAAAGTTATTGGTTTACCAATCGAAAAAATCGTGTTGGCATCGGTGTGTGGGTATATTCCGATGTGAGTCAGCCTGCCACAGCATATGCAACGCTGTCGTTCGATTTCTTGAGCGCTAAAGATGCAATCCTAGCGCATTCGACATCTAAACTGATGTTGAATAAGCTTGTTGCCGGATGGAACGAAATCATCATTGCTTCGGATATGATTCCTCCTGTAGATGTCATGAATATTGGCAACATCAACGTTACCATCGGTTCTGAAACGGCGATACATTATATCGATGATCTTCGAATCATTGTTGGAACCTTTGACTCGGCTATTCGCATTAAGGATGACTCAGGGCATCCTTCTTTGGATATTCGTACTAGCGGATCATCAGATTTTGGTCAAGTGATTCCATATCCTCGATATTCGACTAAGAACGAGCTTGATCGAACTCTTGGTAAGTTCTCAGGGCAACCCGCGTATGTCGGGGAAACTGAATATCGTTGGCTCGGTGGTGGATGGGTTTCAGCTGCAAACTTTTATAAGTATATCCCTTACATTAATATTGCAGGAACGATATTTGCCTCTGATGCATCATTACTACCACAAGGCGCTACTCTCGGACAAAAAGCTCTAGTGTCTGGGACTACATATTATACCTATAATGGTTCTGCTTGGGTTGCCGACTATATTAATCCTAAAATTTATCAGGGTACAATGGTTCTTAATCTTAGCAATGCTCGAGAGTTTAATCTCATCACAGCAGCTGCCATGACCGCAATATTGGGTCATGCTTGGACAATTAAATGTAGTGCTTCAGTAATGAATGGTGATCGAGGAAACGGCAGTCCAAACCTTGTTGGTGTCGATTGGACTAAAGATGGCTTGAATTGCCGTGCCGATGGAGCTTTTAACGGTCTGATCCGTATCAATTACATGATCGTTGATGCTAGCTGAGAGGATATCCCCATGGATCCTAGAGTAGTAGCCAATATTGTCGATTCTGGGGACACCTGGGTTGTGGTGTTGATAGTCGTTGGTATGATCATTACCACGGCTATCACGTCATTCTTCACCTATCTGCAGAATCGCAAGCAAAGTGACAAGATCATCAATCAGGATAAGAAGATCGACCAGATTGACATCTCGAACACCGAATCCATGAACACTATCATTGAGAACAGTGATAGTTTCAAGGCCATGAACGCTAAAACTGATCGCGACTATGATCGTATTAACGCCATGGAAAGTGATGTGAAAGATTTAAAAGCTGGTTTGGATCATTTGACCAAGTTGACGTTGATGCAATGCGTGTATCAGAGGCCGACGAGTAAAGAGAAGCACCTGTACATCATTAACCGATGTCACGAGTATCTCAATCTCCTGAAGTCCCGAGGCGAGACTGATTATCTCGCTGAAGCCAACCTCCATAGCCTTGAACACGATCTTGCCGATCGCAACGAACGAGGCGACTGGACATATAAGGTCTATGTGGCCAAAGACGATGATCCTATACAAATTGAAAGGATTGAACCATGAGTGATTCTGAAGAAACCGAAGATGCATCTAAAAACACCGC